TATCGTCTGATGGCACCACAATATTTGTATCCGACTTCCATCAGTGCTTTGTGCTAAAAATAAATATGTCGAATGGCGAGATCGTGGACATTGGTAAGCCTGGTAAGGGTGCTGGTATGCTTAATTATCCAATAGGTATATGTATGACGAATAACGAGCTGTTTGTAGCTGAAAAAGAGAGTCACCGCATACAAGTATTCGACCTCAACGGTAAGTTCAAACGCAAATTCGGTTCGAAGGGCAAAGGTCCTGGACAATTTAACGAACCTTCTGGAATATGTCTGTCGCCCGATAACAACACACTGTTTGTAGTAGACGAAGGGAATAACCGCATACAAGTATTCAATATCGATGGCACGTTCATACGCACATTCGGTTCGAAGGGTAGCGGCCCTGAACAATTCAACAGCCCGCATCATATATGTCTATCAAAAGATGGTACGCTGTTGTTTGTTTCCGATTACCACAATCACCGCGTACAAGTACTTGGTGCATCAGATGGTAAGTATATGTATACAATCGGCAAGGAAGGTACAGGCGAGGGTGAGTTTATTGATGTTTTCGGATTGTGCGTGTCAAACAATGAGCTATTTGTTGCGGGTGGTGATAGCAGAAATTATATCGGAAATGTACAAGTGTTTGATATAAGTAATATGAGTGGTGGTCGTAGAAAACGTGTTCGTCGTACACAACGAAAGAGAAAAGATAAAGGCCGAAAACATACCAAACGACGCAGAACCAACCGTCATTAATGCCTCTTTCGCGTCGTATTATATTTTGGACTACATGAACCTCTACCAAAAATCGCACACCCAATACGTTTTCCCGAATGACCCGTTACCATACTATCTTCAAATACCCCCTTCCCTAAATCATCCTCATCTTCATGAACAATAATGGACCTTCCCCATAGATCTTGAACCGTCACACCTTTTAATTCATATGACTTTGTCATTTTTTTGCCTTTCAGTTCAATATTCCCTAAATCACCCGTATGACGTTCTCCTTTCGACGTCGGGCTTCCTCCATGAACGTGCTGACCAATATCATAATGTTCACAGAGTCCCTGACAACCTTCTCCTCTCAGATCGCCCGCCTTATGAATATGGAACCCGTGTAAACCCGGTGGCAGTTTCGTAAACGTTGCCACCAGACGAACACCCGTTGAACTAGGTGAAACTACCACTTCACCTTCTATCGCATCGGTACGAAAAATAGCAACGGCTTGCCTGCTCATTTCCTATTCTAGTTTCACTTCTTCTACGAGATTAATTTCAAGGTTATGGATTTCTGAAAAGGTTTTCTTTTTCTTTCCAAAATATGTCGTTGCGTACCCTTGTTTCACCATCCATTCATTGATGTTCTCGCCCTTCTTATCATAAAGTGTTCCCAATAACCGACCATACTTATCAGGCGTATACAATCGAATGGTTACCAAATTATCACTCTCTTTTAATTTATCGATCATGGCTTGGCTTGACTTCTTGGCAGCTCCCATTTCTTTCTCGCGAGCAGGATTGCTCATTAGCGGTTTCTTCTCAGGCGTATCAATGCCAAATAGTCGGATTCGATACTTGAAGATTTTCTTCAATTCCTCATTCATCATCGCAATGTCTATCGTATCACCGTCCACTACACGGAGTACTTTCACTTTCTTTCGGATGTTTTCATACGAAATATAGGGAGTATTTTGGTCCGTCGCGTTCTGGTAAATAGATTCATCCGTGGTCAAATCCACGTTAGGGATATTCTTCTCTCCACAAATACAATTACCCATGTCAGTATTTGTTACATATAACATAATTCGTCAATTTTATACCTGAAGGTGTCCCGTTTGTACCACATCGTTAAAAAATCGTTGTTGCCGTTTGAGAAGTTCATTTCGAACTTCACGAATCTTCTCCATACGATTCTGTCCAAAATGCTGTCCTTCATGATAAATATAGGCGAGCCGTTTCCATCGATCAATGTACCAATGATGTGGTAAATGAACAATTCCCGCGCGATACGCACGAATCACGAAATCCGTAACGGGCATCACATCTGTAAGTGTCATAATAATGAAATCTTCTAATAATTCTCTTGCGCTGGGCGAGTCGAGTTGTATTAAACTTGTTTGTACCGCCTTCATTATAATAGCGGAATGATGATACTGGTGCCATGTTGTAATATTAAAATTATATGTGCGTAATGTTGTGAGTGCCCATCGAAGTTCACCATACGCTTTTAATTGTTCATAAATGGAAATCAACTGGTAGTACATAAAATCAAGATTGTTCCACGGATTACGAGGATAACGCGGCATCGCAAATCCACCCTCTTGATATAATAACGCAGTTTCCATGTGAATAGATAAGCTTTTCGCGTCAAATATAAACTTCCTTTTCACATTCCAATCGTACAACACTACACGTTTTTCTGGTTCTGATAGTGTAATCGGATCAACATCGGTACAATGTCGCTTATTCATTTTATAAACTCTCCAGCGTGTTAATACATTCCGCATAGCTCGTCGAAGACGCGTCTCCACGATAAAAGACTCCATTACTTGATCTCGTAAATGATAGTATGACATTTCCCCATCTTCATCATACCCTTCTTCTTCGTCCATGATTTTATCAAAATATCTCATTCGACATGCTACTGAACGAAAACATCGTGATACGATTTTTCGAACATATATATTTGATTCAAACCAATATGGCAATAATAAATAAAGACCGTCTTCTTCTTGAAATCGTAGAACGCGTCCTGATGATAAAATAAGAAGGTTGCTAGAATCATCTTGTGGGAGACATGGTATGCTAGCGGAATTGGTTCGTTGACACTTCGATGGACGCTCTTCTTGTGATAAGATGGTTACTTCTTCCGCGGTTTCTACATCATGTGGGTTTTGCTGGTATAATTGAAAAAAAGTAGTAAGAGAGAAAGGTGGAAGAGAATAGAAAGGAGGAATAGGTTCGGTGGGGATAGATAAAAGATATTGTGTGCGAGCGGACTCTTCGTCCATTTACCTAACACTTGTTGATTAAGGTTTAAGCATCATCTATTACAAATAAGCGGATTCGTTGTTCGTCGTTATTTATTTTTCCGATTATGTTTCCCTGCGAATTAATCAGTGTTTGGTCCACTTGCCACATCGGCGGAAGATGTGGGACATCTTTTATTTTTTGAATCATTGTCGGTTGCGTTCCCTCCATGACCATCATTCGATGATTTCGATGAATAGGACAGAAGGCCGATTGATACGCAACGGGCTTTCTACAAAATACAGTTAGATGGTCCTGTTGAACATACGCAGTACATTGATTGGATTCTTCGTGAGAATCTTGGATAATGACTTTTAAGGAATCTGCGGTTGGCAAAACTTTCTTAATGAGCTCTTTTTCCGATACATGGAGGCGTTTGGCTAACTCCGCAATGTAGCGTTTGGATTGAGCCAGAAGGACAGACTCGAAATTCTCCCACAGGATACGCGGCACTTTATATTCAAGTGTCATGGATACTCTTTTTATTTCATGGGAAATCATTTCAAATTTTTATTTACGAAGCAGTCGTCTCTTTTTGGTCGAGCGACGTTTCTTATGTAGTTTGCGGGTTTTATGAGATCGACGGATCGATCGATGTACCACATGATGCTTGGATCCGATCTCCTGAAAGAATGTTCGCATGATCTGCTTTGCTCTTTCGAACATAGAGTGATCTTCAAATTGGTACAGATATACTTTCACATAGTGTTTGGATCGGATCGAACGATCGCGACGATCAAAATGTAGAAATTGGATCTTTCCTACCAGTTGCCCCTCTCGCATTAATGTGACATCCACATTGTTCTTTCCCGATTCATTAAACTCTACCGTAATCCCGATCGAACTCCACGCTTGGATCAAATGGGTATGATCCGATTTATGTTTGAAATGAAAATGGTGTTGTTTTGGACTTGTTTCAGGATACGGCTCGATATGAGGAAAGATCGCTTGCGGATGTTCGATCTCAATCGTTTCTGCGAGCTGTGATGAGGTCTCCACTGGTTTTTCGATTGGAGCTTCGATTGGCTCTACTGCTTTTTCGATTGGCTCTACTGCTTTTTCTACAGGGGCTTCCTTTGGCTTTTCTAGTGGCTTTAGAGGTACATTTCTCGGCACAATTTGAGGAACTTCTACTTCATCTGGACTATCTACCTCTACAGAAAAGTCTGGTTCCATCCTTCTCTTTCCTCACAAAAAAGAACTCGCCTTTTTTGATCTTCCAATAATCTTTGTATGGATTACATGTCGATCGATGTTGTCAAACCCGTCCTCAAATGGGTCGGAGGCAAAACACAGATTCTCGATACCGTCCTCTCACGGTTCCCCTCCACCATTCGTGATTATCATGAACCCTTTCTGGGAGGAGGCAGTATCTTATTCGGTCTATTATCTTATCGACAAGCCGGCAAAATTGCGATATCCGGTACAATATACGCAAGCGATCTCAATTCCAATCTGATCGGATTGTATCAATCGATTCAACGCACCCCCGAAGATCTGATCGTCGAGGTTCGTGCCTTGATCGAAGAGTTTGCTACATGCGCCGACAACGGAGTGAACCGATCTCCACAGACAATCCATCAAGCATTAACGTCACGTGAATCCTATTATTTTTGGATCCGATCTAGATTCAATTCCATGACGTTGGAGCAACGAATGACCCCCAAGGGTTCCGCCATGTTGCTTTTTTTAAATAAAACGTGCTTCCGTGGAATGTATCGTGAAGGGCCACACGGATTCAATGTACCCTATGGAAACTATGCTCAGATCGGAATCATGAATGAAGAGCACATTCGCTCTGTTTCACAATTAATACAAGGAGTCGTTTTTCGTGTTCAACCCTTTATCACCTCCTTAGCTGGAGTTCAACCCGGTGATTTTGTGTATCTTGATCCGCCCTATGCTCCTGAAACAGGTACTTCCTTTGTTGGATATACTGCCGATGGATTTGGATTAGAACAACACGAATCCCTATTTACACGTTGTCAAGCGCTTGCGACTGCGCAATGTTCCTGGCTGATGAGTAATGCGGATGTCCCCGTTGTACGTGAAAACTTTCCTGCTCCTTATACAACTCTTGTTCTTTCTTGCCGACGCTCTATTAACTCTAAAAAACCCGACTCGAAAACCAATGAAGTCCTCATCGCTTCATTTATCGCGACAAATCAGAGATAACAAACTTCTGACTAGAAAATAATGGATTCACCGCAGAATCATATTTGGGGACCTGAACTATGGTTTCTTCTTCACTCTTCTGCCGAACGTTTTGGTCATCCCTTATCTAAACGATTACCCGACGAGGAGAAACGAGTATGGACAGGCCTTCTTCGCAGTTTACAATATACTCTACCCTGTCCTCTCTGTAAAAAACACTATAAGGACTACTTGGCAAAATATCCTATCGTGTTGACAAAAGAGGGGATTCGACTATGGCTCCACCGTCTTCATTCTGATGTCAATCAACGAACTAATAAACCGAATCTTTCCATTGATGAACTTCCTGAAAAATATGGCAAACCATTTCAATTCACAAAACATTATCCCACTGTATTGCGTCAAATGATGATGGCTCTTCGTCTGGGGTGGTCCACACGAGAAGACATTCAGAAAACAGCACGATTCTTTGAAGAACTCATGCGATATTATGATTTTTTTTAAACTAATGTCATATTCGACCATTTTTTCATATATTGAATACTACACGTCTCTACCAGAAGTCCATTCGCCAAAACACCATAGTTCATTCGTGTATCTTCATTTTCTAGAGCCATATGCCAAATCGTATGGCTTCCTTCGGATGTCCAAGGCTCGGCGCGTTCATCGATACATGCCATTAATCTGTATCGATTTTCCGTAATAAAGATATCGCCAAGACTCTCTTTGGTCTTTTCTTTCTGATCATCCGTCATCGAATCCACTAAGATCGAATGACATCCTGTGATATACAGATCATCTGTGAGTTCAGGATACTTGGATGGAGAACACTTATAGAGACGATCTTGAATACGTTCATCGTGTGATGGATTATGGATCTTTGATTTTCCGATAAGTGCTACCGCTTTATAGCCATTCAGACGTGTCTTGACGAGTGTTCCTGGTGTAATCGTTTCAATCGGAAGATATACATCATTGCCATTGATATGGCAGAGAATCTTAGAACCCTCTAAGAAACAGGGAGCATTGGGGTACAGATTATAGACTCCATCTGAGACTAAGATATTTCCTGTAGTATACGTACTACCCTGAGAGGATGAACCTGTGCTGTTCGAGGCGATTCTCCAATTACTGAATCCGCCAGCGGTGCCTACTGTGTAGGTGGTAGATGTTCCAATCGAGTTGGTTTGTGCTAGAGCATCGGCTTGATTGGCATAATACACGATATAAGGGGCAGGATAGAGAAAATAAGTTCCTCCTACCGTTAAGGTATCATCACCTGATGCATACGATACACCTTGAGGAGAGGTGCCTGTACTACTGGAATGAATGCGCCAATTGCTATATCCGCCAAAGGATCCAAGTGTGTAAGAAGTCGATGAATTGCCAAGTTGGTTTGTATTATTTACTAGATCATTTACTGTTCCATAATACACTAAAAATACGGGGTACAAATAATACTGTCCAAACCCATCACCCGATGTATAGCCATCCACAGGTAAACCTTCTCCTAGTGTATAGGGGGTGCTATTATATCCTGTACTGATGGTGTTCGTACCATCTACCATCCATGCGGCATAGGTTTCTTGATAGTCACCAGGGTCTACTGACAGATTTCGAATGTAGAACGCACTCGATTGATAAATCATATTCGTGTTCTGTTGCGCATCCGTTTGCGTTGGGAAATAGTTCGCGGATTGGGGCGTAAATGGAAGACCCACTGGATCCGCCAATTCACTCATCGGGCCTATCAAGAGACGAGAGGACGTCCCCACTGTGCTGTGTGAAATGCCTTCATTAAACACAAACCCAGTATTTGCTGTGATAGGATAAGAGTCGCCGCCAAGAATAAACACACCCGTGCTTTCATTGAGATAAACGATGTATGTCTTCGCAAACTCTTTAGAACCGGTATCCGTATGAGGTACCGTATCAGTAGTCATCCATCTCATCGGAATACGGCTCACACCTGACAGGCCCAATCCGAGCGTCTCTAGTGCGGAGCGAATCGAATCCGTGAGTTCAATCGAAAAACGTCCTGATGCTGAAGTTTTCGCCTCGAGCACTTCGGGAAGGTTATTCAAATATTCGATATCTTCGAACGAAAGAACATCTCGGAAGATGGATACCATATCTATCAGCATTTGACATTTAATTTTTTACATGTCAAATGATTGAAACACGTGATCTGTCTATTTAGGCGTTCGGGTCCTGTGTTCTGCCTATT